CTTCATGTGAAAGATATTATCTTCATTCACAGGTTTACCTTGGAAAACAATCTTCTTAACTACCTCAGTAAACTCGCCACCTTCAGCACAAATGCCAAGAGCAGCAGTTAGAAGTCTATGAACAGGAAGTCCATCACCACTCTCTACTGATTGTATCCCAAAGCATCTAGAATTAAATGAAATATAATCCTTTGATTCTTGAGATGTTACTGCGTCTACAAACTCAGTATACTTTTGTGTATCTACTTGTTTAGTCATTAATTAAAATTCAATGGTATCGCTTTGGGGTAACCCAATTTCATGTTCGGTTCTCAAATCAGCATGTAATCTTTCTACTGCTGAAGGTAATCCCTGTTGTCCTGGTAATTCCTCAGTAGGAATTACACCAACATCAACTGTTTCTGGATCTATTGGTTTAGGAGCATCTATTCTTTTGTA